TGGAGCAGGACTCAAACCTTTTTCTATTGCCATTAGTAGTATCCACTTCCTCTACGTTTAAAGTATACAGTATCTTCTGGTTCGTCACTTGGTAGTCTTATAAACCCACCCTGTCGGAAACGCATTAGTGCCATAACAGTTGAGTCAACCAAGTCATCATGACTCATAAATGGGAATCCTGCAATCTCTTCTATAACTTCTTCTGCCCATCGTGTCTCTGGAACCCAACATAACCCCGATGCTACAATATCAGATACAGAGTTTAATCTTGCCAATTTATCGCCTGATCCTCTATGTGGTGTGTATTCCTGTACGGGCAATCCCATTCGTCGCATTTCTTGGTAAAGCGCAGTACCTGAACTTTTCTTCTCCACTATGAACGCGTCTGGCTCCCATTCTGCATATTCTTCCATTGCCATTTCTTTTAGCTCTGGGAACTCCATACGCTTTTTTATACTATTTAGCAATATAATATTATACGCGTCAAGATCTTCGTTAAGAAAAACTCCCCATGTAGTCAGTGCCGTATAGTCAGCTCTGTTATGTTTTTCTGCTGCAGCGTCCAGTGACATGATAATATATTCACATGACGGAGGTTGTTCTTTAACCCACATATTCCACCATTCCCTTTTTACAAGGGCGGCTTCTTCAGCGGTGGGTTCTTGTTGATACTGGGCGTTCCACTGGAACACAGGCATAGATGCCTTAGTACGCAGCAATGCTTCTAAATCAAAAAACTCAGGCCATAACGGTTTCTGCTCTGACTTCTTAGTCTTCTTACTTACAATGTCTAGTATAGCAGGGAACTCCACTACATCATACTTGTCGGCTCTCTCGTTCTGTCCCATGTCTTTAGTCACACGACCTGTCAGGTCATCCATGTGCCAACGTGTTTGTATGATAGCCACACGCCCTCCAGGCATTAGTCGCGTTCTCGCTCCATATGTAAACCATTCATATGCTTTCTCGAATACTCCAAAATTTCCATTAATGACATCTTGTTCGGAGTGGGGATCGTCAACGAGCAAGAGGTCAGCACCACGACCAGCAATAGATGAACCAATACCACACGCATAATATTCTCCTCCTGAATTTGTATTCCATCTTCCCGCTGACTTAGAGTCTGATGCAAGCTGCACCGTTGGGAATATGGATTGATACTCATCCGTGGAGATAAGGTTACGTACTTTTCGACCAAAGTCTACTGCTAAATCTGTAGTGTGTGACACCATCATCACTTTTTTGTTAGGGTTTCTACCCAAAAACCAAGCTGGAAAGAAAATAGACACTAACTGTGACTTACCATGACGGGGTGGTATGTTTACACATATCCTGTCTTTCTTACCCTGCTCAATGTCCATTAACATGTTTCCAAGTATCCTATGATGCTTACCTACAATGTAATCTGGCTGCATATGTTTACAAAATGCTATAAGATCGTCGTATACGGCCTTGATATTCTTACGTTTTCCTAGCTCATCAACTAGTTTATCGATCTCCTGTACCTCTTCAGGCGTATATTGGTCTAAATTAGCCAACATAGTGCTGATTTCGTCTTCAGAAAAATCAATAACAGCGTCACTCATCCTTAGTTTTCCAAAAATACTCGTCAGTATCACCCAACCTAGTCATATTTCCATTCTCTACCTGATATTCTATGGTACTAACCTTAAAATCAGGATCTAGGGGCTGCTGTGGGGTCAAACTATTGTCATAAACCCTCATTCTGTTGTTCGGATACAGGCAAAACTGCCCATTTTCTAGTTGTAACAGGTTATGTGACTTATGTTCAGCTGGTGTTTCGCTCGTACTATAGTCAATCCCGTTAGCATCCGCATGATAATTGTCTATAGTGCATATATAAGAACCTGCTAGCGTGCCATGATCTCTACTTAGCACCTGAAAATCCATTGAACCGATGAACTGCTTGCAAATAGCCACCACCCCATAATCCATACAGTTCCAGAACTGCAAATTATTAAGAGGTAAGTCAGGATCGGGTGTTTCAGGTCTAGAAACGAACGCGCTAATAGGCAACTTGTCAAACAAAGCGCCGTATTCAGGCAAATAAGTCTCAAAATAAAATGCTCTTCCAGGTATAGATTTACATGAGACCCAGACCCCACGTACAAATTCACCATGTCCATCTTTTAAATCCCTTAAATATTCTCTACGTACCCACACATCTTCTGAGGGCAGATTACAAATTAACTCACTCATCTTTATCTATACCTAACTCTTTATCTAAATCAAATGATTCACCGTCAATAACTACGGGTTCTTTACTTCTATCGTCTTCTACTTTAACTAACTTATTTAACTTAGCCCGTAACTTCTCACGCAAATCATCAGTAGACTGATGTGTTACTGTAATCTCAGACTTCTCTGCAAACAAGCTAACGTCAGACATCTTACCTAAAAGCTCTAAAGCTCGGATACGCACTTTAGGGTCTGGGTTCTCGGTCTCCAAAAGAAGTTTATTAGTAACAAGGTGCCGTATATGAGTGGCGCTCTCCACAACAGACTGCCCAAACTCTTTTAATATATTGTTTGTTAACACAAGACTTGCAGGTGTAAGTGCCGCTACCTTATTTACAGTAGCAGCTTTAGAAGTCTTTTCAGGATTGTCTGCATATGCAACGGTTAATTTTGCTGCTACGTCTTTATCTTCTTTGGTAGGTTCTAGGTTCAGCCCATGCTTCTCAAGCTCGATAGCAGACTTGGCTGCATATTCCGTGCGAGTCTTTAAATCTACAGGTGGTAGATTAGGAGAAAACTCAATACCTAGTTCAGGTTCCACTACAATAGTCATGTATTCTCGTCGCAGGTTGTTAACCGATAACTCATATATACATATAAAAAATTTTTTAGCAAGTGGTTTTAGAATCGCTATGGGGGGGTTCCCCTATATAGAGGGGGTGGGGGGTCGAATCTCAAAAAATTTGCAATCGTTTGTGGAGATTAGTAATATATAGAAAATATGTATAGATAACATACACAAAGGGGTATACGGGTAGGGTAGGGCAAGTAATACTATGATTTGGTCTATTTAGCTATATACTAACACGTTATGATATGGTCTATTAATAAACATCAAGGCAACAAATCAAGACCTTGTATAACTTGTTAGTCGTCTGACTAACATAAACTGAAAGGGCATTAATCATGTCAAAAAAATCAAACATCTTAGTAAGTGATGTAAATCTTACTAACCTACATTCTAAAGTTAAAGATATCCATAACAAAGAAAAGGGCATTATATCCGCGAATGCAAGCTTTGTTAAATGGGCTAGTGAATTGTATAAAGGTCAAAAGAATATACACCTTAACTTTACAAATCCAAACACTAAGAAAAGTAATCTTAGTAAAGAAGAATATGTTATTCTTAAAGATACTGTTGCCTCTGCAATATACAATAAAGAAGATTACAAGCTTTATAAATGTGCAGATATTACTACCACGTACGGCTTTAAGAAGAAGACCGCACAGTATAAGAATAAGGCATCTAAGAAAAGAAAGTTGCAACAGCAACCTGACAGTAGATGTAACAAGCTTGTAGGTACACTTGAAAAGATGTTAGCACCTGCCAAGGGCAAAGGGGCATCAAGGCAAGGTAGTAAGTATGATCAAATAGATAAGTTATTCACTACACTTATCACTAAGCTTAATGCCAATGCAGATGATAAATCTATAAAGTTTATAGATAACAATGACCTTGAAAGTATGAAAGGTTTTATCACTAAGGCAAGAGCTTGTATCAAAAAAGCTTAACATATTACAAAGGGCAATCAATTAAGGTTGCCCTTTATTTTTATTGGAGTTTAAACAATGCAAAAATATATTTTAAATGGTGTTGAATATAAAGATTATAGACAATACAATCACGCGTATAATAATTTAATAAGGTCTAATATGATGGCATCTTATAAAAAAGATTTACATGAAATACCTATACGACAAAAAAGACGTCCACAAATTAAAAGATATAGGACATACGATTTTAGTACGCCATGGCATACTATATTTACTTATGTAGTAACTTATTTACTTGGAGTTATATTATTTATAATATGTCCATTACTTGCATTATACTTAACTTAATATTTTACCTGATCAAATTAATTTTTGGTCGGGTATTTTTTTGTCCAAAATTTCTTGTAAAAAGAAACCAGTTACTGAAGTCGCATTGAGCCGATGTTATTTTTTGTTAGTCAGCCACTAACACGTCAACACATGAAACCAGTTACTGAAGTCGCATTGAGCCTAATGTTCGTTTTATTTTGTAATGTTCTGCGAATGTTCTGTAATGTTCGTTTTTTGCAAGTGTT